CGTAAACTGGACCTTGGCTGCCCTCGGGGAAAGGGCTGAGGTTTACGAAGAAATGGTGAAAGACCAGATTGAGGGGCAAAAGCTGCCGGTTCCGAGAGCCGTAGAACTGCCCTGGATGAATGTCTAGCGCATTTCAGCAAAATGCTTTTCAGGACTCTGCCTTTCAGATTGGCGGGGTTCCTGTTGTTGTCCCGAAAGGCGGGGCATCAGGGAAGAAATCGAAATATCCGAAACGGGTTTCGGTCAATGGCCGAGTCTTTGTTGTCCGGTCAAGGGCCGAAGAAATCGAGTTGCTCCGGCAGCTCCAGCAGGAAGCAGACGACCAAGCCGCTATTGCGAAGGGCCTTGGAGACGAGGTTCTAGCCAAGCGGATTAAAAAAGCCGCTGTCAAAATTGAAACAAGGGTGCAGGCTCAGGAGAGCCGACTTGCACGCCTGTTGCGAGATGACGAAGAAATCCTCCTACTGCTGAGCGCTTAAATGGCCGGACTCCTCGACAAAGACACGCTGCCCTGCAACAAGCCAAAACGCACCCCGGCACACCCTAGCAAGAGCCATGTGGTCAAGGCTTGCTACGACGGGACCGAAAAGCTCATTAGATTCGGGGAACAGGGAGCCAAGACCGCAGGGAAACCCAAGGCAGGGGAGAGCGACAAGATGAAACAGAAGCGCAAATCATTCAAGGCTCGCCATGCCAAGAACATCGCCAAGGGGAAGTCGTCTGCGGCGTGGTGGGCGGACCGCACGAAGTGGTAGGATTGTGCAAATAGTCCAAAAGTGACAAAATCCCGAGGCGTCAAAAATTAAGGAGTTAACATAACGTGCCCGGCGGAGCCCCTCTCGGAAATAAAAACGCTACCAAAACAAAGGTATGGAGCGATGCCATCAGGCGCGCTGTCATGCAGGGTAAGAAGCTGGACTCCTTGGCCAATGCCATTATCACTGCTGCTGAAGGTGGAGACATTGCGGCATTAAAGGAAATTGGGGACCGCCTAGAAGGAAAGGTCAGCCAGACGATTGCCGGAGAAGATGGGCCGATCGAGCTTGTCATCACATGGTCCGACAGCGCATCGAAATAAACTACGCCCCCAGACCGCTTCAGCTCGACTACCACAACCGGAAGGAACGATGGGCAATAGCGGTCTGCCATCGACGGTTCGGCAAGACGGTTATGGTGCTGAACGACCTAGTGCGGGACATCATTACTTGCCAGAAGCCAAGGCCACGAGGGGCCTACATCGCGCCCCTGTACCGGCAAGCTAAAGCGGTGGCTTGGGACTACCTCCAAGAGTTCACCAGAGCTATTCCGGGGATGACCTATAACCAAGCTGAACTGAGGGCGGACTTCCCCAACGGAGGCCGCATCTCGCTTTACGGAGCGGACAGCCCCGACAGCCTCCGAGGTATCTATCTGGATGCCGTGGCCTTGGACGAATATGCCCAAATGTCAGAGCGAACCTGGGAGGAAATCATCCGCCCAGCCTTGGCAGACCGGAAGGGACGAGCAACTTTTATCGGCACCCCCATGGGACACAATGCCTTTTACCAGCTCTACGACAAGTATCGGGAACACCCGGATTGGTATGTGGTGGTGCACCGGGCGAGCGAAACCGGGTATGTGGACGAGGACGAACTTGAGGACCAAAGGAAACAACTGAGTGAAGAGCGATACTCCCAAGAGTTCGAATGCAGCTGGACCGCTGCCATTGTCGGAGCTTATTACGGCCGCCTGCTCGAAGATGCAGAAAAGTCAGGAAGATTTCGCAACGTCAATGCGGACCCAGGATACCCTGTTGAAACTTGGTGGGACCTTGGTATTGGAGACTCAACAGCAATATGGTTTGCGCAGAGAGTCGGTCCGGAAATACGACTTCTGGACTACTACGAAAACAACTCAGAACCCCTAAGCCACTACGCTCAAGTGGTCCTTGGGAGGTCTAGAGATAACAAGTGGACGCTGGGGGATATTGTCCTGCCTCACGACGCCAAGCAGCGCAGCCTAGACACCGGCAAGACTCGGGTGGATACCCTCAACGACCTGATGGGGCAAAGGCCGGTTGTGCAGGCTCAACACCGGATTGAGGACGGCATAGAAGCAGTCAGAAAAATGCTGCCGAATTGCTGGTTCGATGCGTTACACTGTGCGGCAGGATTGAACGCACTTAGGCACTATCGAGCGGAGTATGACGAGGTGCGCAGAACTTACCGGCTAAGGCCCGTCCACGACTGGGCCTCGCATGGTTCTGATGCGTTCAGGGTTGGCGCAATGCACAAGGGCCGAACTGAAAAGCGATGGGAGCCCATCAGTTATTCAAACAGGGGCATCTTGTGAACACCGCCTACTTGATAAAACGAATTGCAGAATTGAGTGCTGAACTGACAGCGGTTAAGGCCGCAATGCAGGCGCTAGAAGTCAGGCTTGATTCTGTCGAAACCAGGCGGAAGAAAAATGCCCAAGCTGACTGACTCGCAGATTCTCGCCAAGGCCCAGATGGAGGTGACCTCCACTATCGGGCGCTGGGGTTCTGAAATCTCCAATGAACGGGCTGCCGCGCTTGATTACTATCTTGGCGAGCAGTACGGGGACGAGGCGGAAGGCCGAAGTCAGGTTATCACTCGGGAGGTCATGGAGACCATTGAGTGGATTCTTCCGAGCTTGGTCCGCATCTTCTGCGATGCCGACAATATGGTTCAGTTCGACGCTGTTGGGCCTGAAGACGAAGAGCAGGCCGAGCAGGAAACGGACGTGGTCAACTACGTCTACTGGAAGCAGAACAAGGGCTTCTACAACACATATACCTTCCTGAAGGACGCCCTCCTATCGAAGAATGGCATCCTGAAAATCTGGTGGGAAGATGCCGAAATCGAGGAGCGGGAGGAGTACACCGGCCTTGATGAGCTGAGCATCCTTCAGCTTATGTCTGACCCGACGGTGACCCGCGAGCCTATCGAGGTCACTGTAGAAGAAGATGGGTCTATGTCGGCGGCTTTCAAGGTTACTAAGAACAAGGGCCGAGTCCGCATTGAACCCGTAGCTCCCGAGGACTTTGGGATTAGCCGGGACGCCTCCAGCCCATACGCTAAGGATGCGCGGTCCTGCTATATGCGGGTCCAGAAGTCAAAGAGCGAGCTCATCGAAGCAGGGTACGACCGCAAGCTGGTCGAGAGCCTCCCGACTTCTGACGACGTAGATACCCCCGAGAAGATTGCCCGAGACCGCCTAGACGACGAAGGTCTCGCGACCGTTTATACCCGAGACACCTACTGGATTACCGAGTGCTATCTCTATCTCGACAAGAACGACGACGGGATAGACGAGCTTTTGAAGGTGACCTACGCGGGCGACCCTGATGGCGGTGGCTCGGCGACCCTGCTGGACGTGGAAGAGGTCGACCGTATCCCATTTGCTACAGCAACCCCGGTCATCCTGACCCACAAGTTCTATGGGCTCTCCATCGCAGACCTGACGATGGACATTCAGCACATCAAGTCCACCCTGTTGCGGCAGGTCTTGGATAACACTTACCTAGCCAACAACTCGCGGACTATCGTGAACGATGAGTTCGTGAACATGGACGACTTGCTGACAAGCCGTCCTGGCGGGGTTATCCGAGTTCGTGGCGACCAAGGCGTCGGGGCTTATGTGACCCCGCTTCCCGCCTCTCCATTGCCGCAGGAAACCTTCCCGCTTATGGAGTACATGGACCAGCAAATCAAGCAGCGCACGGGCGTTGGCGATGAGGTTGCTGGCCTTGATAAGAACGCCCTCAGCAACGTGAACACCGGGGTGGCTGCGCTGGCCTACGACGCGGCCCGTATGAAGATTGAGATGATTGCCCGAATCATGGCCGAGGTGGGTTTCGTCCCCCTGTTCAAGGATATCCATGAAATCCTGAGCAAGAACCAAGACCGGGAAATGGTCCTGAAGCTCCGCAATCGCTGGGTTCCCGTAAACCCCGGAGAGTGGCGAGAGCGCGAGAACATTGCGGTGCGCGTCGGTATGGGCAACCAGAGCCGCGAGCGTCGCGTAATGGGGATGATGCAGATTATTGACCTTCAGCAGAAGTACGCGGCGGCGGGAGCGATGGGGTCGCTAGTGGCGCCGGAACAAATGTGGATGGCCAACAAAGAACTGGTCAGCGCGATGGGCCTCACGCCTGAGCTGTTCTTCATGGACCCCAAAATGGCCCCGCCCCCGCCGCCGCCGCAGCCAGACCCAGCCGCA